TATAATATAATATAATATATATATTAAAAGTGGAACAGAATTCCATAATATAGGTTAGGCCTATGGCAAACAAGCACAGAAATATCGACGAAGAGGAGCTCAGAACACTGGCATGGAAATACATTGACGAGTGTGAGAATGCTACCAAAGAGATAGCTACCAACAGCGGAGTCAAAGAAATTAAAGAAAGAGTACTTCCAGATGTAAGACACTTTCTACGCATTTGGCTCAGACGAAACAATTTTGAGTTCTATCAGAAGAGCCAATGGTACAGAGCTATTGACAATCCTAATCATCCATTAGGGGACACAATAAAAAATATTGATGATGATTTCAAAGCTCTTGCCATCCATATCGTAGGCAATGAGGGTAAAGGAATCTTCTACGGAAAGAACTTCCTTGGGATGAATGACAGGCAACAGATCGAACAAAAGAATGTTGACAAGTTTGATTTTGAGGAATAATTAATATATTTGAATCCAGGATAGGAATGGAAGTAGTTAGGTAGTGAGGCCGGGTGATTTTTTCACTCGGTTTCTTTTTTTATATTTGCTTCAGTTTTATTTCATAAGTAGACATGTAGGTATCCGGGTGGCGCAGCGCACTGCGCTATATTTTAAATGGCAACGATCAAAGGATACAAACCACATGACAATCAGAGGATGATCCACAACGCTATCAATTCAGGAGCGCAGAAATACTATGCACTGAATATAGGTAGGCAGTTTGGAAAAACATTGCTTGGGATCAATCAGCTTCTGTATTGGGCGATCAATGATCCAGGGTGCAAGATCGCATGGGTGACTCCGGTATACAAGCAAGGCAAGAAAGTATTCGCAGATCTGGAGAGAGCAGTCCGCAGCTCCGGGCTATTTGAGTTCAACAAGTCTGATCTGATAGTGAGTGGGTTTGGATCTACCATTGAGTTCTTTTCAGGTGAGAGGCCTGACAATATCCGAGGGAACACATTCCAATATATGATTGTGGATGAGATGGCATTCACCAGGCCTGAGCTTTGGGATGAGGTCCTATCAGCGACAGTCATGGTCAAAGGAAAGAAGGTGATCTTCATATCAACTCCCAAGGGAAGGAATCACTTTCACCGGATCTGTATGCAGCCGAACTATGATGAGAGGTATGCGTACTTTCATTTCACATCCTATGACAATCCAATGATAGATCCGCAGGAACTCAATGAGAGAAAGCGGTCACTGCCTGATCATATCTTCAGACAGGAATACATGGCCGAGTTCATCGACAATGCATCAGGACTATTCAAGGACATCAGATCCTGCGTGGGTACATGGCAACAGCAAGGAAAGAACTATGCAGGACTTGATATCGGTAGGGCAGATGACTACACTGTGCTGACCATACTGAATGAAGCAGGACAGATGATCTACGTAGGCAGATGGAGACATGATGAATGGACCAAGATCATCGACAAGGTAGAGGCACAGATCCGCAAGTACAATGCAGTGACTCTGATAGAGGTGAATAACCAGGGAGACATATTCCATGAGATGCTGTCATCCAGGATGCGTAACCTGATCAATCCATTCACTACCACATCCAAAACAAAGCCTGTCATCATTGAGGATCTTGCCCTGGCATTTGAACAGCAAGAGATCAAGATCATGGAGGAGGGGTGGCTGATTGATGAGCTTGAGAATTTCACCTATATTTACAATCCAAATACGAGATCAGTTCAATACTCTGCACCTATCGGGATGCATGATGATGGAGTGATCTCACTGGCACTCGCATGGCATTGCAGAAAGCACTACAGCAAGAGAGGCCAATATAAGATATTAAGAGCATGAAACAGATACAGGCATCATATCCAAAGAGCATCAGAGAATGCACTCCAGATCAGTTAACGAAATGGCTGATGTTGGCACCGATCATTCAGGACACAAATAAGAATCTCAGCAACATGCTTGACTTTCACTGTCAGCTGATCAGCATATTCACAGGACTATCCATGAATCAGGTTCGCAAGGTTCATGTAGATGACATCCTTAACCTGGCAACAGAACTGCTCAAGATGCTCGCTGAGTTTAAAACTGAGGAGCCATCAGGATCAGTGAGTATTGATGGGAAGGTGTATACATTTGAGAAAAACTTTGAGTACATCACTACCGGGCAGATCATAGACATGAAGCTGATCGAGGATGTATCTCAGTCACCTGCCGAGGCACTTGCCATCTGTTATATTGAAGAGGGAATGGAATACTGCCAGGAGGATCCGCGAGGAAAGGTGTTGAATCCAAACAAGAAGAGGGAGGAGATCTTCAAGGCCAAGTTCCCAGGTGATGAGTTCCTGAATTTCTTCGCTTTTTTTTTGCGCGAATCAGAGACGCGGAAGCTCGCTATCATGGGGATTCAATCAGCGAGGATGACGATGATGAATCAGAATCTTCTGAAGCAACTATCAGAGATTCCGAATGGTTTGCCTGGACAAAGAACATCACCTTCCTGGCGCAGCAGCTTGGCAAAGATGTCGATGTCATCACCCATCAGCCATATGTTAAGACGCTTTTTTGGCTCAACTTCTACAAGATAAAAACGGAACAAGATTACATCTTATATAAGAATGGCAGAGTTTGATTTCTTGGAAGGATTGGGATTCTCACAGACTGATCTTGCTCAGCCTGAGACAGCCTATGATAAGTTCATCCTGGCACTTGGTAACTCAGTCACAGAGTCATTCAGAGATTACATCCGAGACAATGTAAACAACACAGGAGCATTGGCTCAATCTGTGGTATACTTTCCAACAGGAGAGATGAGCTTCGAGATCCAGGCGGATCAGTACTACAAGTTCCAGGATGAGGGTGTGAATCCTATAGGGCAAAACAAGTTCCCGACAAACTATCAATTCAAGCTGCCATTTGTAACCAAGGCCCATGCGACTGCCATCAGAGAATGGAAAGGATATGATATGAGTCATGCCTATGCATCAGCAGCAGCGACAAAGTTTAAATATGGATTGAAGCCTCGCAATATCACAGCCAATGTAATGACTGATGAGGTGCTTGATAAGATAGCAGCAGATCTGGCAGAGGTGACAGGACTGATCTTTGAGGTGACATTCACAAAAAATACTGAGAAATGGCAATAACCAGCCAAACTTTTCATTTACTGTTGAGGTGTATCTGAATGGATCTCTTTTATCAACACATGAGGTTTACCCTGAGAATGGGAATGTGGCCAAGTTTAACATCACGCAAATAGGCAGAGCTGTTGTATCAACAAACTATCCAAATGAATCAACTCTCACAATAGGGGAACTGAATCCGGATGATACATGGAGTCTATTGGTATATGAGAAATATGGAACTCCTCCTGCAACTCAGATTGGATCATCAACAGCTACTGGATCACGAAACTTTCTGAATGGATCATTTAGGTTTGGAGATGCTTTAACCGGAGGATGGGATTACCAGGATTATGACATTGATACAGGAGGAAAAGGTGATTTATTTCTGACTGACTTTCCAAGAAACAGAAAGGATCTTGTTGCCTATCAGGAATACAAATATCTTTCTATCATAAACAGCGGAGGTGATAATTTAACCGGACATGTAAAACTGTATAATATTTCAGGTACTCAGATTGCATCTGCCACATGGATAGGAACATTGGGTACAGGACTTGTGACTCCATTTATCAATGTAGCTCCAATCAATTTGGTGGGAGACACATCTCTTGTTCAGTCAGATTTTGATAATTGCTACTATTATACCATTCAATTAAAGCAGACTGCAACTCCGACAAAAGTATCAGAGATCTATAAGATTTATTATGATACTTCATGCTCAGCTTATTCGAGGAGAAGACTGCATTGGATAAACAAATACGGAGCATGGGATTCTTTTACTTTCACTTTGCTCTCTGAGGATTCAACTGATGTTACAATAAATGACTATTCAAGAGTAACTGGTAGATGGAATATATCTAACAACTATGTCTATTCACTCAGTGATGGGCATCAGATGACTCTGAGTAAATTTGTCCAGGACAAACTGATATTGAATTCTGACTGGATCCATCAGGATGTTCAACAGTGGTTAGTTCGTGAGCTATATGAATCACCAAGAGTATATTTGCAGAATGATTTTGGCAATTCAAATTTGGAGCCTGTGAATGTGACAAATGCAAACTACATTCTCAAGCAGCGCAAAAAAGCTGGACTGATTCAGGAGCTTGTCCAGATAAACAGAACATATACCAAGGTATCACAACTCGGATAACATGGAGCTTTACATTAATAATTTCCGGGTTGACATAAATGAGAGGCTGCCTTTTCCCTTGACTTATAACATCAGTGACATCAAGGATCTGAGCGCAAGGAAGGGGAATAACTCAAAGACCATCACAATACCAGGTACAAAAGGCAATACCTTTTTAATGTACAGTGTATTCAACGTGAGTACAACGGCAGGTATCGGAGGTGATGTAAGTGCATTTGATTTTGATCCAACAACAAAGGCAACAGCAAGATACTATGAGCAAGGACTGTTAATGTTCAATGGTTACTGTCAGCTCATGGATTGCTCCTATCTCAATGGAGACTGGGAATTCAATATAGTTCTTTTCAGTGATCAGATTGATTATATGGGCAAGCTCGCCAAGATCAAGATAAATGAGCTTGATTGGTCGGCATATGATCATACATGTATCAGAGACAATCAGACTGATTCATGGGCAGGAACAGTTCAGGTCAATGCAGTTCCGACATCGAATAAGACAGGAGCAAACTGGGATGGGTTTGGATATTACTACGGACTGATTGACTATGGATTCTCAAGGGCAACGCCAAGCACATTCAATGTTGAGCATATTGCTCCTCAGTTATTTTGCTATGAGATCCTTCAGAAAGCATTTGAATCTATAGGCATCACATGGGATAGTGCTTTCCTTGATTCGCAGACATTCAAAAGATTGCTCCTGGCATATCAGGGTGGAACTCTTCCGGGAGTTAATGCTGCACTTACTGCTCAGTATAGTAGCTATGCAGATGAGCAAAATAAGAATAACGGCTATATAATGGCCACAGGATTGAGCATTGATAGTTGGGCACTTGTATTCGGTGGAGGTGGTGATAGAAAAGCGAACTATAATCTGGCCGTCAATGTTCATACTGTTAAAACTACTGTGGCCACAGATACTGAAGGTCAGATCATTCAGGATTTTCCATATGAGTTCCAAGCAGCATATAGTGGTCTTTATACTCTTGAGTATTCAGGTGAGCATGACATTATATTTGATTTCAATATAGCAGGAGCAAGTATTGTCACAGCTAATTTAAGATTCTCATTGCAGCTTGGTATCTACAAGAATGGATTCAACATATCAAATGATATTGTTTATCAAGGTGATTTGGATGGAGCCACAGGTGATGTCACTGGCACTGTATCATTTAACTATACCAAAGCTATAAACCTGGCAATAAATGACACAATAGAACTCACATACATCGTTCAGGTTTATAATAGTGATATTAGAGTCACTGCCGTACCAACAACTTTTTCAACATCATTTAACATTGAAACTATAGATGCTGAGATAAACATGCTCTTGCTTGAGCAGACATTTGCTCCAGGATCTACAGTACAGTTGAATCAGTTCCTGCCTGACATGGATGCAGCGACATTCTTTAAAGGATTTGTAACTGCATTTAACCTGTATTGTAAGCCAAGTGCAACAGATCCAACAGTATTGGAGATTGAGCCGTTGAATGACTTCTATGGATCCACAGCTGATGCGCTTATATGGAGCGATAAAGTAGATTATAGCAAATCTCTCAATGTAACTCCGACAGTCAACTTTGCAAGCAAAGAATATAAATTCAAATTTGCTGAGGATAATGACTATTATAATCAGGCATATTTTAGAGATCAGGATGAGCAGTATGGATCATTCCTATTGGAAAGTCAGAATCAATATAGCAAGGATACAACAGAATTTAGTTTGCCATTCTCGCAGAAGCTGCTTGTCAACATTCCTGTAGATGATACGACATTCACAAATATCATTGTTCCGAGATCTTTCCAGGTGAGATTTAATGAGGATGGATCCTCAGAGATCAATGTGAATAAAGGTAAACCATTCGTTGTTCAGCTTGGTCCAATGACATCAGCAAACTGGACTCATATTGATGAGAATGGATTAGGACATGCAGAGACCAGCTATCCATATGTAGGTCATCTCAATAGCTTGAGTTCACCGACATTTGATTTTAACTTTGGTGTGCCTGATTACATCTACTATGATGGCGCAGCATATACAACAGAGAATCTGTATTTCTATCATCAACAATACATGAATGAGGTAGTGAGCAGATTTGGAAAGCAGCTCACATGTTATGTCAAGATCACTCCGGACATGATTAATCAACTTGATTTTAAGAAGCTGATCAACATTGATGGGGTAGTGTATAGGCTGCAATCTGTGAAAGACTATGACTCAGGAAAGGATCAGACTACTCAGGTGGAACTAATTCGCATAATAAAGAGTGAGGGACTTGTTGCATTTGGAACTATACCTCCAAACGAACCAATTTCAAAAAGAGATGTGAGAGTAACGGAGGCAGGAGGGATCACTTTTAATGCTCGGTCAACGGAAGATAACCAATTAAGAATAGTAGAATAATATGGCACTTTGGGA